GTATACTTGAGAGAAAGAAGAACGTCCGCATTTTGTATTTCGCTTGCCCGTCAGGAAGCCGCTGTGCGGCTCCCATCAGGGTCAGTGTCTTAACTAAGTAACCAGTTAAGCACTATGGCGATTATTGAGAGAATTTGAGCGATAAGTCCGATGGTTGCGCCCATTAACAACTTATTCGCTACTCTCTCTTCGCGGCGTTCTTCTTTCCTCGTTTTTCGCATCTTGTTCACCTCCTTTATACTTTAATTATACCATATGTATTTACCAGTGTAAACACATTTATTAATATTATTTGTAAACTTTAGAAATGTTTCCCTTCTATAGTCGCTCATACGGGCGGCTTTTTATTTTGCTGTCGTCGAGCCCCAAGGTATTAATACACCACCTCTGTAACATTGGAGCTCTAAAGTATATAACAGAGTAAATGTAAACAATAACTCATTCACAGGTCACTCAAATGCGAGTGGCTTTTTTCTTTTTTAGCAAATCTAGTCGGGGGTGGTGATAATGTAGATGCCAAGAGCAAGAGATCCTAATCGTGATAAGGCGTTTAAAATTTGGAAAGCCAGCGGCGGCGAGATTGATCTAGTAGAGATCGCTGCTCAGTTGGATGTATCTCCAGGCACTGTTAGGGGATGGAAGTCTAAAGATAAATGGAACGTGAATGGAACGCTCCAATCAAACAAACGGAACGCTCCGAAAGCAAAGGAACGTTCTAAATCAAAAACGGAACGCATCAAGCCAGTAGTATTAAAGGAAATTGCCGGAGATGGTTTCACAGACAAACAACGTCTCTTCATCGCTTATTACCTGAAGTATTGGAATGCTACCAAAGCCTATCAGAAGGCTTATGGGGCTGATTATGAGACGGCTCGCACAGAGGGATGTAAGAACCTAGCAAAGCCACGCATAAGGGCTGAGATACAGAAAGCGCGGGATGAGGTGTTTGCTGACTCCTTGTTATCAGCTCAAGCAATCGTTCAAAAGTATATGGACATTGCCTTTGCTGATATGGGTGATTTCGTATCCTTTGGCAGCAGGGATGTTTCTGAGCTTGATGAAGAAGGCGAACCAGTGTTGAACGAGGATGGAACGCCTAAGACATACCGTGTTAGTTATGTCGAGTTCATGTCATCCGAGCAAGTGGATGGGACGATCATTAGCGAAGTTAAGAAGGGTAAGGACGGCGTATCTATCAAGTTGGCAGACCGCATGAAGGCTCTGGAGCGCTTGGACAAATACTTTGGTCTTATGACAGAGGAACAGCGCGTGAAGGTTGCTAAAGCGAAGCTAGAGCTTAAGGCGATGGAGCAAGAACCGGATGCTGATCCGCATGAACAGGGATCAGGTTATGAGGAAGCTCTAAATGCTCAAGCAGCAGAAGTCTTTGCGGCAGAGGTGAATTCGAATGAGGAAGATTAAACAGACTTCCACGTTCAAGTTCAAGCCGTTCAGTTCAAAGCAAAAGAAGCTACTCATGTGGTGGACCAACAACAGCCCGTATCATAATTACGACATGGTGATTGCTGAGGGCGCTATTCGTTCGGGCAAGACAATTGCTTGTATTGACTCATTCATTACATGGTCGCTGGCTAAGCATACACATCAAAACTTCATTGTTGCTGGTCGAACGATGGGAGCGTTGAAACGGAACGTTATAGAACCGATGTTCCAAATACTGCGTTCCAAAGGAATAGAGTACATTTACCAGCGATCAGAGAATCCGAACATCACGATAGGTACGAACACTTACTATCTATTCGGTGCCAGCAACGAAAGCAGCCAGGACACGCTACAAGGATTAACAGCAGCTGGTGCTTACTTGGATGAGGTCGCTCTATTTCCTCAGTCGTTCGTAGACCAGACTATAGGTCGTTGCTCAGCTGAGACTGGGGACCAGGGCGCGAAACTATTCTTCAACTGCAACCCAGCTGGTCCATATCATTGGTTCAAAACAGAGTTTATCGATAAGGCTCATGAAAAGATGGCTCTTGTCCTGCACTTCACGATGGATGATAACCTATCGCTGTCTGAGAAGGTCAAGAATCGTTTCAGGCGTATGTTTAGCGGTGTGTTCTTTAAACGGTACATCCTTGGCTTGTGGGTTATGGCAGAAGGCATTGTTTACGATATGTTTGACCGTGAACAACACATAGAACCTACAGTAGATCGGGCGTACACGAAGTATTATGTAAGTTGTGACTACGGCACTCAAAACCCTACTACATTCGGCTTATGGGGCGAGTGTAAGGGCGTGTGGTATAAGGTCAAGGAGTACCACTATGATGGCAGAGCTAGAAGCCGGCAGAAGACAGACGAAGAGTACTGCGACGACCTTATAGCTTTTATCGGTAAGCTGCACTTGATGGGTGTGATCGTTGACCCTTCGGCAGCTTCTTTTATTGCGGCTATAAAGAAACGCGGCATTGCGCGAGTGATCCCGGCCAAGAACGAAGTGATAGACGGCATACGGAACGTTGCCTCAGCTCTTGTGGAAGGCTTAATCAAATACAACGATGTATGTAAGGAGACCTTTCGGGAGTTCTCCTCTTACTCATGGGATACAAAGGCTCAGCAGCGCGGCGAGGATAAGCCGATCAAAGAGAATGATCACCAACTGGACGCGGACCGTTATTTTGTGAATACGGTCGTCAAGCGTAAGGGTGGCGTATACTTCCCTGATATCGACTAGAGAGGAGGAAACCAATGTTTTTTGCATTGAATGGCGAAATGCAAAACATCGAACGCATACTGCGTGAAGGTGCTATGTCTGCCGCTACATTGGAGCAAATCATTAGCCTAGAGACGAGTGAATGGCAAAACTCCGAAAAGCGAAAGCAGATGCTTATTGGAGATCAATACTACCGCAATAAGACGGACATACTTAAGCGCACTCGTACTGCTATCGGAGCTACGGGAGCTAAAGAGATCGTCGGTAATCTAGCTAATAATAGGCTTGCTAATGGGTTTGTCCGAAAGCTTGTAGATCAAAAGGCTGGGTATCTGCTTGGTAAGCCGATGAGCATCCAAACGGACAATGAGAAGTACCACGACGAGCTAACAACCGTGTTCGATAAATCTATGCTGCGTCGGCTGCAGGCTATTGGCAAAGAGTCGATCAATAAGGGAATCGCTTGGCTGTTCGTGTACTACGACGATGACGGCGTTCTGAGCTTCAAAAAGATGAAGTCTGAGGAGATCATACCACTCTGGCGAGATGAGGCTCACACGGTCCTTGACGCGGTCATACGCGTGTATGAGGTCGAGATCTATGAAGGCCTTAAGCGCACCACGGTCAAAAAGATAGAATGGTGGGACACAAACGGCGTTCGCAGGTATACAACTGGCGGCAGTGGATTGGTTCCTGATGTCGAGACAGGCGCTGAAGGATCGCACTTCACTGTTATCAGTGGTAATAAGGAGCAAGCCATGAACTGGGAGCGAATCCCGTTCATCCCGTTTAAATACAACGAAGAAGAGCAGCCGCTAGTAGAGTTGATCAAGACGCTCGTTGACGACTACGATCGCAATAAGAGTGACAACAGCAACAATCTTGAGGACTTGCCAGATAGCATCTATGTTGTGAAGAACTACAACGGCACCGAACCGGGCGAGTTTAGGAAGAACATCTCCACCTACCGCACTGCATTTGTTGCAGATGATGGCGGCATTGAGACAGTGGACATCAACATGAACACAGAGGCATACAAGAATCACCAGGAAAACAACCGTAAGGATATTTACGAGTTTGGTCGAGGTGTAGACACCCAAGCAGCTAACTTCGGTAGTGCTCCTAGCGGCGTTGCATTGCGATTTCTGTACTCTGACCTTGACTTGGACGCTGGAATGCTAGAGACGGAGTTTCAGGCGTCACTAGAGCAGTTAAGGTGGTTTATCGATACACACCTATACAACAGCACAGGGGTCGATTACAGCGGTGAGAATGTAGAGTTTATTTTCAATCGCGATATGCCTATTGATGAGTCGGCCATTATTAACAACGTCAAAAATAGCGAGGGCATCCTCAGTAAAGAGACACAGGTCGCGCAGCATCCTTGGGTTACTGATGTTAAGGCCGAATTAAAGCGCCGGTCTGATGATGAAAAGGAACAGATGAACATGCTGCCTGATTACGGTGGTCTGCCGCCTAATACCCGGGACAACAAAGACGGTGGCGACGAATGAATTCCGATTCTTATTGGGCCGGTCGACTTGAAACGTTGAACGAAGCTATGCTTGGTAAAGGTGAGAAGTACATCAATGCGATGAATACCGAGTATGAAAAGGCGATGGCTTCCATCCAAAAGGACATTGATGCCTTCTATGGCCGGTTCGCAAAGAACAACAGCGTCGACCTAGCAACCGCCCGGCAGATGCTTAAAGCTGGAGAGCTAAAGGAATTCAGGTGGACTGTCCAGGACTATATCAAGGCTGGCAAGGAAAACGCGATCGACCAGCGCTGGATGAAAGAATTAGAGAATGCCAGCATCAAAGTGCGTATGAGTCGTTTAGAGGCCTTGCAAACTCAAATGCGCCAACATATCGAAGTGCTTGCTGCAAAGCGACAAACAGGCACGGGGGGCGTACTCGGCAGCGTGTACAAGGACGGTTATTATAAATCTGTTTTTGAGCTGCAGAAAGGAACCGGCGTAGGAGCTTCCTTCGCTAAAGTAGACCAGCGCCAAATCGATAGTATGCTCTCAACACCTTGGGCACCTGATGGCAGCAATTTCAGCGCCCGTATTTGGGCTGACCGGACAAAGCTTGTTCATGAGCTTCAGAAAGCCCTGACGCAAAGTCTTATTCGCGGAGATCTCAAAGACAAGGTGATAACTGCATTCGCGGAACGCATGGGAGTATCACGTTCATCAGCTGCCCGGTTGATCCTGACCGAATCAGCTTACTTCTCGGGGCAATCCCGATTGGCTGCTTACAAAGAGCTTGGCGTTGAACAATACAAATACACGGCGACACTAGATAAACGGACATCAAGCATATGCCGGCAGATGGATGGCGAAGTGTTCCAACTGGATGAAGCAAAAGCAGGGGTCAACTATCCGCCAGTGCATTCCCATTGCCGTTCCACAACAATTCCGCATTATGAGGATAACGTTCAGGAACGTGCTGCCCGGGATGACGACGGTAATACGTATGATGTACCCGGCGATATGACATACAAAGAGTGGGAGAAGCAGCATGCTCCAGAAGCTGCAGATTCGCAAACGAAAACGGAGATTATAAAGTCGGTTGAACCGCCACGAGTGCAGCAGAGTGGGGTGGTTGAAGAACCAGCAGGGACGCCAAATCGAAGGTATAACCCAAAAGCGAGCTATCATATTGATTTGCCTAAGGTTCCAGAGGAGACATTGGAACAGCTTGCCGACATCAATCGCAGTATCGTTCGTGAAGGCCATAAAAAGAGCAAGGAAACTGCCGTGCTTATCGATATGGCCGGTAAAGAACTCGAGCGAGCTACTGGCTCAATTAATAAAGTCAAGTTTTCCGAATCTATGGACCAAGTGCTTCGTAAGGCAGACAGCAATTCCGTTATACTGACCCATAACCACCCAAAGGGAAGCCGAATCAATGTGAAGGATTTACAGAATTTGGCGGTGTACGATTCCCTACATTCGGTGATAGCTGTAGGACATGATGGCGGAGTGAGTGCAGTATCCTCAGCTGGGCAGGCGGTGAGCTTGGCTGTTTTTAATGATGTGATGATAAAAATAGCGAAGCAGGTAAAAGATGAACTACAATCTTCTTCCAGGTATGCTATAATGTCATCATCTGAGAAATTAGCTTATTCTGATTACATGTTACTTCAAAGCATAATAACAGTATTGGGGTGGTCGTATGTCGAAGACTTCACAGCCGCAAGATCGCCAAATTGGGGGCATTGATGATAGCTATCTGGATAAGTTGGATCCAAACGATCCTGACTTTTGGGATAAGTACATCAAGGCGGTAATGGCTCCAATTGAGCCGGATGAAAATAAAGAAAAATAAAAGCACTCACGCATTTGCGAGGGTGCTTTTATTATGCCGTCCTTTTGGTATTGCGGACGCTAAAGAACAAGACATCACCGGACGCGACCGGGATAACAAGCGAAGATGAATCTGGAGGGTGACGAGGGTGAATAAAGAACAATTTATAGCATTAGGCTTGACTGAGGAAGTTGCTGAAAAAGCTGCTGCAGCTTCAGGTGATGAGCTGAAAGGCTTTATTCCAAAGGCTCGTTTCGATGAGCTCAACACGTCCAAGAAGCAAGCTGAGGACACGTTGAAAGAGCGTGATAACCAGCTGGAAGAGCTCAAAAAGACAGCTGGAGATAGTGCAGCATTGCAAGAGCAAATCACTAAGCTACAGGCAGACAACAAAGCTGCATCAGACAAGTACGAGGCCGATATGAAGGAACTGCAGCTGAGCACGGTGCTCAAAATGGCGCTCACTGGCAAGGTTCACGATCCAGACATTGTGGCCGGCTTGCTTGACAAAACAAAAATAGAACTGGATGATGCAGGCGGCGTCAAAGCTGGCTTGGATGATCAAATTAAAGCCATGCAAACGAGCAAGGCTTTTTTATTTGTTCCAGAAGAAAAAGGCGGCCTCTTCAAGTTTAAAGGAACAAACACTGGGGAACCAGGCGGTGGCGGTGCTGGTAGCGGCAATGATGACGCTGAAGCATTTGGCAAACGTGTAGCTGACTTCTCCAAGGCCAATGCAGATACCAGTGCAGCACAAAAATCATATTTCGGAGGTTGATAGACAATGAGTAAATTTGTCCAAACAGATTACGGCAATCGTAAGGAGATTCTCAAGTTCCCTGATCATTACGTTAACTTGGCCATTACGGTCAGTGATACAGGGGTAACGGCGGTGAATGGCAAAAAGATCGTTCCTGCTGGCACTATCTTAGGTGGCGGTGTAATTGCTGACCCAACCAAGCAGGCCGTTAAAATCAATGCTGCAGGCGCTGAGGGCGTCTTGATTAATGATGTCGACGTGACCTATGGTCCTGCACCAGGCGCATTGCTGATTCATGGCTTCATCGATCTGGCTAAGTTGCCAGAAGCTCCGGTAGATGCTGCTGTTACTGCACTCAAACAAATTACGTTCATCGCCTAATGGCGGGGAGGAGAAAATACAATGCCAACAATTTTTGATTATGTAAGTGCGAAGGCTATCGCAGCCTACTACGCAAGCAATCCGAGCAACAACATCCCGTATTTGGGGGCAACCTTGTTCCCGGCAAAGAAAAAGCTTGGTCTTGACCTAGCGTGGATTAAAGGGGCTGGCGGTGTACCTGTTTCGCTGATGCCATCCGCATTTGATACTAAGGCGACTCTGCGTGACCGAATCGGATTTAGCAAGATCGAAACAGAAATGCCATTCTTCCGCGAAGCTATGCGAATTGGAGAGAAAGACCGTCAAGAGTTGCTGCGCCTGCAGGAACACAGCAACGACCAATACATCATGCCGCTGATTGCTCAGATTTATGGTGATATCGTGAACCTGGTTGATGGTGCACAAGTTATCCCGGAGCGTATGATCATGCAGTTGCTGTCTAGCGGTAAAATCCGTATCACTGCTAACCGTCAAGATTTCGACTATGATTACAAGTTCTCTGCATCTCATCGCGAGATTCTTACTGGTTCTGCGACTTGGGATAATCTGAACAGCACACCTATCCAGGATATCCAGCGCTGGAAAAAGCTCATCAATGGAGATGTAGGGGCAACGCTGACTCGTGCTATTTGCACCGAGAAAACGTGGGGCTACTTGATGGAGCATCCTTCAATCCGCTTGGACATGAACCCTATCGGCGGTCAAAATATCATCATGACGGACGAATTGTTGCGAGCATA